TGCTTGAGTCAGTTATGGAATCAAGAGAGTATATGATTCGTCCTGATGGTTCAATTATTGAGTGCTCAGCAAAAGCAAAAGCACAACTCGCTGAAAAACTTTCTAACATGCCAAGACATGGCACAGATTCATTTTTAAGAGAAGCCTTGATCGGTTTCATTAATAAAATCAAACTCGGGTAATATGAAAAAGAAAGATCAAATACTTTTAGAAGAAGCTTATCAAAAAGTTTATGAAGTAGGTCCTGCTCCAGGCCCGCTACCTCGCCGAGGGCCCGGTTCAATAGGATATGTAGAAAAAGATGTATATATGGTCGATCTTTATAATGGAGCAGTATCTAAATCTGGTAAATTACCAGAAGAGATTACGCAACCCAATGAACCAGCTGACGGGTTTGAAGAAGTGCCCGGGCAAGGAGAAAACTTATCTATACTTAAAAAACAGGGAAAAGGATATATTTTTGTAATAACTCCGAAACCCGATCAAAGACATAAACTATGTGTTAAAATACAATTGCCGTCGTTAGCAGTAAGTGTAGTGGAACCTTACGAAGCTAATAAAATGGTAAAGGGTCTTAAAGGAAAAGAGGGCACAACACCTAGTCGTTTATCTTATAAAAGTTATAAAGATAAAGATTTTATTATGTTAGTTTTTAATGAAACAGGCTTACCAGCTTTTGATGATCAGTTACCTACAGGAGCGAGAAACGAAACCCCTGTAGCCCAACAACCCGTTACAAGATAATTACTAATATGACAACAGAAGAACAAAATACAATTACTAACTTTATTGGCAAGCTAGCCAACAAGGATTACTCAGAAGCACAACAAGCTTTAGAGGTTGCCGTAGAAACAAAACTAAAAAATAAAATTCGTAATTACGTAAATCAGGAAGAAAATTAACCTTTTTAGAATAAATAAATATACACAACTAATATGGACTTCAAATCAATTCTCAAAGAACAGTTCAAAGATCTCATTACAGAAGAGACCTTAACCGCCGTACACGAAGCTTTCGAAACAGCAGTAAATGAAAAAGCCGATCAAAGAGCAGAACTCGCAGTAGAAGTTGCTACATTAAAAATTGATGAAGATCATGCTACTAAGCTTGAATCCTTAATTGAGTCCATTGATTCAGATCACACATCAAAACTTCAGAAGCTTGTCGAGACAATTGACTTTGATCATGCTCAAAAGCTCAAAGCAGTACTTACAAAGATCGATGAAGATCACACAGCAAAGCTTGAAGCTGTAGTTGGTAAGTATGAAACATCTTTAACAGAAGAAGCAGAATCCTTCAGAACTCGTCTCGTAGATGAGATTTCAAATTACATGGATCTGTATCTTGAAAAAGTAGTACCAACATCACAAGTCAATGAAGCCGTTGAGAACATTCGCTCACGCAAAGTTCTAGACGAAGTTCGTAAGCTTGTTGGTATTAACGAAGAATTTATTAATGGTGAGATCAAAGATGCTCTCATTGATGGTAAAACAACAATTGATTCCTTGAAGAAGGAATTAAATGAAGCACTAGAAGCTAACACATCACTTAACTCAAAGTTAAATAATGCCGAAGCCAAAATTTTGCTTGAAGAGAAGACAAAAGATATGCCCGACAGTACAAAGGCATATGTCAGTAAGTTACTCAGAGGCAAGTCGCCCGAGTACATTCAAGAGAACTATCAGTACGTAGTTGAGATGTTCGAGAAAGATACTTCCGAACAAGTTGAGGATGCTAAGGAAAAGGTCACAAGACGGATCGTTGAGGCCGTTGACCGCCCTGAAACAGAATCACTTGTCGAGGAAATTATTTCTAGACCACCTGTTGAGAATCAATCTCCAGTTGGCGGATATCTGAATGAGATGAAAAAGCTCGACGGTTCTAAGTTAAAGCTTAGACACTAAGGTCACTTTTTATACTCAATTAAAGGTCGAAAAAATTCTTTTAAATAAAGGAGAAATTATAAAACTATGGAACTTCTACACATCAATAAAACGAAAGCTGAAGCTTTAGTCGAAAAGTGGACCCCAGTATTGGACTACACTTCAGACAAAGTTGCAGCAATTGACAACGAACATACACGCTTGAACACAGCCATCCTTCTTGAGAACCAAGAAAAATGGTGTTTTGAACAAAACTCCACCTCTGGTGGTGTTTTCGGTACTTCCCTCCAAGGCAATCCCGGCCAAGGTGGCAGAAACAGTAGTGACTTCTATGCTGGTGGCGACTCTCGTCTACCAAAAGTCCTCATCCCAATGATTCGTCGTACATTCCCTGAGCTCATCACAAATGAGATCGTGGGTGTACAACCTATGACTGGGCCTGTTGGCTTGGCATTCGCAATGCGCTACAAGTATGAAGCAACACCTCTTGGCTACTCAGCTAATGGTGGTGACGGATCGCTTGCTAGTACCGCTGCTCTACAAAACGTTCTTGGTACTCCCGACGGTAGAGAAATCGGTTATAACTACTTGAATACTACATTCACTGGTGCATCCAGTAATCAGCTTTCAGGTACTAACGATACTTCTATCGGTGGTTTATCAGCAATGCTAGCTGAAGATCGTGGTGTTGCAGCTCTGCTCTCGCAGTTTGAGCTCACATCAAACATCCCACAAGTAACTGTATCGTTCGAAAAGACCGCAGTTGAAGCCGGCACACGCCGTCTTGCAGCTAAGTGGTCCGTTGAACTTGAACAAGATCTAAAGAACATGAACGGCATCGATATCGACGCTGAATTAACAAATGCTATGTCATATGAAATTCAAGCTGAGATCGACCGTGAAATGATTGCTCGTATGATCCAAACATGCTTGAATGCTGGCGCTGGCGTCGGTTATTCAACATGGTCAGCTATTTCAGCTGACGGCCGTTGGTCAGGTGAGCGTGCCCGGGACTTCTACAACAGAATTGTTGTTGAAGCCAATCGTGTTGCTATTCGCAACCGTCGTGGCGCTGCTAACTTCATCATCGCTACACCACGCATATGTGCAATTCTTGAAACACTACCTAACTTCACCTGGCAGCCCGTAACAGGCTCTGTTAACACAGCACCTGTCGGTATTGCCAAGGTTGGAGCAGTAGGTGGCCGTTTCCAGATCTATCGTGACACCCGCACAGAAGTACAGTCAACAAATAATTACGGCGCACAAGGTTATACTAATGCCCGTACAGCAACTGTTGATTATGCTCTGTTAGGTTATAAGGGCCCTGAGTACTACGATACTGGTATCGTATACTGCCCATATATCCCTGTCATGGTTCAGCGTACTATTGGTCCTAACGATTTCAGTCCAAGAGTTGGTCTATTAACACGTTATGGTGTTGTTGACCACATCTTCGGTGCTTCATTGTATTACCATATGGTAATCTGCACCGGCTTGGGCCAATCGTTTACACCTGGTCAAGCATCAGTATACCTCTAATACAGGTATTGGTGGTAACCTCAACAATTCAAAGAACTCCCGATGAAAGTCGGGAGTTTCTTTTTTTTATATTAAAAAAATAACACAAAAGGAATAAATAATATATATGGCAACATTTCTTAATACAGAGGTCACAGTAGGTAACACACTTTCATCAAATGCTAGTGCCCCGTTTGTTTCATCAACAGCACCTACATCAGCAACAGTTTGCGTTCTTGCAAGTCTATCTTCAGCTTCATTAGCTAACGATACTCGTTTTATTTTTAACAATACTAGTAACCCTCTTACAACAGCAGTTGCTTTTAGCGCTACATTTGCAAATACCCAGGGTGTAACTCTTTCTTCTGGTGGAGGCTTAGTAACATATAACCGAGCTTTATCAGGTCAATTAGCGGCTATTATACTCTCAGATCGTACAGCTTTTTCGTTCACTTTGCCTAATGCTAGTGCAACTGTTACTCTAACAGCTGGTCTAAGAGATGTTATGGGCCCTAACGAAGCAAGATTACGCCTTTTAGGTTACTTCTAAAAAGGTTCGTTATCTATTGCTTCCCAAAGCTTATATTCTTTGTTATAAACCACAGTTAGCTGTGAGATCATATAGCGACAGATACGAGCTAGTGTTTCCTGCCTTATAACTCTACCGTCCTTAAGGTCTATTCTTTCAATAGGTATGTCAGGAAAGTCAGGGGTAAAAACTTGTTCTCCGTCATACAAAAACATTTCTATCATATTGTCTATAGTTAGATAAACAGCATATTTGCTCTCAGAGGTAGGAGGTATAGGTAGAGGGATATAAGTTGAAGAATGTTTTGCCATTAAAAAATATTTAGGTTGTGTACCAAAAGGGCTTAATTCTTTTAGTCCAAGCAGCAAAAGGCTTATCTTTTATAATATATTGATGATACTGTTCAACAACTGATAGTTTGTCAAAATCTTTTATCTTCCGACATTCAGTGTCTTGGGATATAGCAATAACAAAAGGGGTTAGAGCATTTGAAGTATGAATAGTATTGTCTTTATTCTGCTTACACCACTCAATAAAATCTTTAGTAAAGTGTGGGTTAGAGTCTGGCCAGCGATAATCTCTCTCTTTAAACATCTCTAAAGCATGTTCTACAAGCCACATAAAGTTAGCCCTTGATTCCATTGCCCATAAGGTGCATTGATGCTTAGCGTAACCTTTGCCTGCTTTTCGAGGTTTGCCAGTAAATGTTCTAGGGCATTTCGGATCTTGTAATTGTTCATTAGTAAAACAATTTTGTAGCATGATAGCGGATTCAATTTGCATTTTAGATCTGACATGTTTATCGCAAAGTTCTTGAGCTGCTAAAATCGGGTCTTTACTAGTTACAAATATGTTCACGTTTTATAATATATATTCTTCCCATAAATAATCAATATGGCAGTTATCTTAACACCAATATTATCCGCAACAAAGGACACCTCTCAGGCATATAATGAAGGTATAGCTGAAGCTTTTTCCTGGGTACCTACTGTAGGAGAGGCTCTAGGGAGACCGATGTATGCAAAGGCTTCTTATATTACAAACTTTTCTGATCTTCAAATAACTCTTTCATCCTCAGAGGTAAATATAGGCTCAGTTCGCATTTCAGATGAAAGTTCAGGGGTAACAGCTGATGTTGTAGCTATCCCTGGTTATGGAAACGGTCTTCAGGTATTAACTCAGGATTTAGAATCTTCTATTGATGATATAACAATCGGGGATAAACAAGGACATTATGCTGATGTTAATTCAACGTTGTCGGCATTAAATGTCTACCCTGTAGTACCTTCCGGAGGATACACTCTATGTGAAACAAGATCATCAGGTTACCCGACGTTTACATCTAGAGAGATTCTAATTCATAATTCTGCAAACAGCGACGTGGATGTAACACTCACCCTCACCTCTGGTCTATCTTGCAGAGTGCCTCTAGGCAAAACTACAGAATCAAATCATGTTTTAAGACTAAATGTTGCTGTATCAGCTGTTAACATATACAACGGATGCGAGGTAACATTTTTTGCTTAAATAATATAGTTATGGCTCAATATAGCACAAAACGTAAATACACAAAGAAATCTACTGCTCAACTTAAAAAGGTTGTAAAGAAGGTTAAAAAAGAAACAGTAGAGGCTGTAGAAGCCGTTGCTGATGTTTCTCCTGCTGCCATTTCTGCAGTTAAGTCGTATTGGCAGAAGGTAGTTGTTTGGGTTAAGGGTCTTGTTTCTTAATGTTGTTTAACTAGGCTCGCTAGTTAAATAATATATAATGGCAACACCTCAAAAGATAGATAAACAAGAGGGTTTTCCTGATATACCTTTTGTAGGCACAATTAGAGATAGAAACCAAAAGGAAAGGGAAAATTTAGTACTTCGTCGTCGGGTCGGTGCCAATGGAACTGTAGGACGGGTTATTGTAGACCCTGTAAATAATGAATTAGTGGGTCTCCCGAGTAATCAAGATTTAGTAGCTTCTGGGGAGGCATACAAAAGAAAGGTATCTGAGGAAAAAAAGAAAACCAGTACCGATGCCACTAAGCCTGACGCAAAATCTGTAACTACAATTCCTAACTATACTGAAAGAGTGACGTCTAAGTCCACCTCTCGAGCTGCTCTTGCTGTGAGTTCTCAAACACTTGCAAAAATTCAAATACTTGAAAAAAATAATCCCCCGTTAGGTAAAATAGCACGAGAGTTATTTGGAGGAGGAGGAACAACACCTCAGCAGTTTATTGAAAATTTGCAAGGGTTTGATAAAACAACACGAGACAGGTTATTAAGTTTATTTTCTCAGGAGATATATCTTAATAGTCAAGCTGCAGTAGTACAGGGTGGCACTGGTTTAACAGATGAAATTACTGGTAACGAATTTAATATAGGTGGTGCACTATTAAGCCCTTTTGCATCTACAGACGGTAATAGATTTCAAGGTATTGTTGACTCTATAGATAGATCGGTAGGAAACTCTGTTAGTAGAATTAATGAAACATTTAAACCTGTATCAACAGAGATTGGTCAAACTCTAGGCAATATCTCTCGCTTTGCTAACAACCCATTAGGCACAATGGCTTTAATACCTGGTTCTATTAAAAATGTTATTGAAAGAAACAATAAAGATTTTGCAGCTAGATTAGAAGCTTCTTATAAAAAGTACAACATGGATGACCTGGCCCACGTACCAAGCTTGATTGCTGGTAGTGTTAGAAATTTAATTGGAGATATAGATGCCCTTGTTACACTACCTGTGATTATTATTTCAGATTTATATAACGGCTTAATAGATATTATTAATGATTTAGCAGATGCTGTTCAAGAAATTGTAGCTAATTTAGTAAAACAGGTATTTACTAATTTTTTAGACGGGTTGTTATTAGAAGCTTTAGAAGTTTTACAAGAGGTGAGCGATCTAGCAGGACAAATTTTTGGTATATCTACAGTGTTTAGCGGAGCTACTCAATTCACTCAAGTGCTTTTTAATGTACAGACTTATATAACTCAGTTAGGGCAATTTATTAATAACCCTCTAGATTTACTCTTTGCTTATGCCCCCCCTCAAGTGTCAGAAGCCTTGTACCTCTTACGTAACCCTCAACAACTTGTTAATGACATTTTACCTCTTGAGTTGTCTGAATATTTTGCAAAAATATCTCAAATTACCGGTTTCGGTTTTAATGGCAATATGGGATATGGCTTTGTATCTGTTTTAGATGGACTTCGTGGAGGGGTTGTATCTTCTATATTAAGCAATTTTGCAAACCAATACCCCATATTGAACTCTTTATTAAGCGTACTAAATACCAATGTGCCGCCCTTGAATGCTGAACAACCTTCCATAGTAACTCCATCTCCTGTATCCCCAAATAACGAAACTATTAAAACTAATAAACAAGGAGCATCAGTACTAGAAATAGTACCTCCTGCACCGGTACCTACCAAAGAGGATTTTGCAAAAATACTAGGATTAAATCAAGGACAAGGTCCCACAGTTCAAAGGGCTGCCTCGCTTCCTACATTACGTTCTTCCCAGGCTGCTGAACAAGCTGCAGCAACAGAGGCTGCTTTAAGACCAGTTTTACCAACGGCCCAGCCTGGTACAATCCCAATAAGTCCCTCCTCCCGGCTTGGCCCACTTTTAACTCAATAAAATAAAATGAAACAATATTTTGGAAATTATTTAGGTTTATGTGTTGGTAATAATGACCCTGAAAAAAGAGGACGGGTACAAATTTTTATACCGCACATTATGCCCGCTCTCTTTAAAGATTGGAATGAAGCAGGAGAAGATATCCGGTTACTATGCGTGGGCGATAATATACCAGATAGCCTGCCAGGACCTATTGTTCAAAAGTTAACAAAAATGCTACCCTGGGCTGAAGCAGCATCACCAATATTGGGTACATCCTCCCCAGGCAGTCTGGTTAATAATTCTTTTAATCAATCTCCAATTATAGGGGCAGTTACAGCACCGGGAGGAGGCACTATTAACAATGCTGTAGGTGGTGGCACTAATGGTAATTGGGGAGGTTCTTTAGAAAAACTTTCTCAAATAATACCAGTCGGTTCATGGAATCCTTCTTCTCAAAAACGAGGAAGAGAAACAACAGCTTCAGGAGGCACATCTGATCACTATGAGAATAACCCTGATGCTTATGCAGTAGATCTTGGACTAAACTCTTCATTTAACGGAGATAGTAATAGAGGCACTTTAACTGCTATACAAATAGTTAATAATGTTCGTTCTCAACGAAGTGAACCCCCGATTGGTTCTTGGGATGCGTATAGAGGGGGTAAGTATGAAGCAGTAACCCCCGACGGATATAGAGTACAGGTTATATGGCAATCTCAGGTTGGAGGTAATCATAATGATCATATACATGTCGGGGTTAAAAATGAACTTGGTCAATCCCGGCCGACTTCTATAGCTCAAGGCCAGGCCCCAAGCTTAGCCCCTAGTTCTAACGGTTTTGAAACAACTAGTACTAGTGGTTCTTTAGCTGCAGTTAATCCCTTTGGTAGCCCTATACCTTTAGATTTAGGTCAGGGCCCTACCTTTGCACAACCTGCTTTAGAGTCATCCCCAGGCTCTTTTAGTAGTATAACCGGCCCCGTACAGGTAGATCCTAATGGTAGAGTAAACCCCGAGCAGTTTAAAGCTTATCTTAGAGAGAGAATTGCATCGTCAAGATTAGTTAAATTTGTACCACAGGACGGAGCAAAGTATGGTGTTGATGGTTCTGTAGAGTCTTGGACAAATCATTTTTTTAGTTTAGCAAAAAATGAATCAAGTTTATACGTTACATCGACTAATCGTAATGACCCTGGAGGTTCATTAGGACTGTTTCAAGTTTCAGTACTCGATGGTGACAGGTATGGTGCTAACCCTACAGGTCAAAATTGGACTGAGCAGCAACTTAAAGACCCAATTAATAATACAAACACAGCAATAGCAATCTATGAGAGTAATGTTTTAAAAACAGGGAGAATAGCTGATCCGATCTCAGGCAAAGGAGCCTGGACGGGTAATGGTACAGAATCATATTATGCAGCTGCAACAATGAATAAAATTGCCCATGAGGCTACTACTGGTGAACTTGGTAGTTTCGATCCTAATGCTACTCCCTCAATGGTGACTCATACTGATCCAGGCGGAGTTACTTCTACTCTCAATATTAATAATATGGCAAAGGGGGTATTCACTTACCCAGCAGCAGGAGCACTTCTTTGGGTATTCTTTAGAGAAGGAGATCCACTCTTTCCAGTCTACTTTGCTGCAAGCTTTGGTCAAAGAGAATGGCAGTCTGCCTTTAGGCAAGGTTCAGATGCACCAGGTTATAAACCTACCCCGACTGCAGATAATCCCATTGTGTCCACTGGTACAGTAGCTAACTTTGGTGTAGGTGGTTGGCGGGTTGAAGATACTACCGACCCTAATAACCCATCCAATAATCAGAAATCGTTTATGATTTACGGTCATGACGGGTCAAATATGTTTTTTAATGATGGTTATCATCAACTATTTACAAAATTTAATAGAAGAGATCAGGTAGAAGGAGATAGGTTTCAAAGCACATTGGGGGTTAAACAAGACTTAGTACAAAGTGATAGCAATACTATAGTAATGGGTGATCAGGTAGTTAAGGTAGGAAATGTTACCCCAGATGCAGTTGGAGCAATGGACCGTATTCATAGTATCATAAAAGATATTATGAAACCAATCACTCAATCTAATGGCCCTCAAGTACCAAAATTACCTGCAGCTACAAACAAATATCTTAAGAAGGCTCTGGAAGAATCTTTTGCAAAGTATGGCAGACCGGATACAACCCCTTATTCAATACCTGCTAAAGTCGCATTAGAAGGAGAACAAGCAGTACCAAGTGTAGAGCCAATAACACAGGTACCTATCACACCTCCAACACCGCCCAGTAGATAGTAAAAAAATTAAAGTATAATTAAAAGTATATGTCATTTCATAATTTAACAGGGGTAGTGGCTAATGCTCAAAGTGCTGCTCAAGAAGACGCTAAAAAACCTGCTGTTAGAGCAAAAGTGCCTTCACCAGCTCCCCCTACAACAGTTTCTAGTAACCCAGAAAAAGAAGCCATTGAAAGAGCTATAGAACTTACACTTTTCGGAGGAGTACCTACAGAACAAATAATAAGAGCGGGCACTCAAGCTCCGCGGGTATTACTAGAAGGATTTAAGGTAAACCCCTATTCCAGTAGCCCAGTCCTTGCGCCAGGCGGTACTGTAGTAAGGGAAGTACCAGTAGCTGCAGGAGAACCTATAAAAACTACCCCTCAAAGAACATCAGGTGGAGTTGATAAGGTTAGTGATCGACCCGTTCCCTTACCTGAAGAGTGGACCACTGATACTAAGCAGAGAGATTTACCGTGCCCGAATTGCACGGGCACCTTTTTAGTAAAATACGCTGGTAGAGTCTTTAGTACCATATCTAAGTTCTTACAAAAAACTTTTAGTATAAGAGCAGAAATTGTACAGACCGTTAAGGATTATATTATTGAAAGATTGCCAGTTTCAAAAAGAGTTGCGTTTCAAGATGGTAAATGTCCTTATTGTGAAGGTAAGGGCACGGTCACCGACCCTTCAGATGATAGAGCAAAGTATGTAGAGTCTGCTGGTATAGCACAAGGTTATACCCAAGAAATTGAAGAAAATGAAGCTAAATTAGGAACAGGTGGTAATAGATATACAATTATTCAAAATCATGAAGTAAAAGAAGTTGGTTTAGGTATGAACGATGTTGAGTCTTACAGAGTTGATTATGACAAGGGATATCGCCATTGGGGATTAGCAGGGTGGAGCAAAGGAGGAGTAAATCCTAAATACGGTCCTATACCTAGAGGTTCTAAAAAGAATCACGTTCAAGGAACAAACCCTATAGCATCTCCCGGCGGTCAATATACAATTAAATGTAGTAACAAGTTTAGTCTTTTAACAGGGGCATTAGGTATCGAACTAGTAACCGGGGGGCCTATTACTATTAAAGGCGGACAAACAAGAATTACTGGACCAGAAGTTACTATAGGTACCCAAACCGGCACTCTTGGTTTAGAGGGAGAGGTTATTAGTATGAAGGGTAAGAGTATTGAGGTTACCCCGTCCGATGGCCATTTCTTTGTTAAAGGAACTATTAGTAATTCTGGTAATCTAATTGTAGGAGGTCACGGCCATCTTGAGAGTGCATCAGTGGTTAAGTTAGAAACAGTTGGTAGAAATGAACCCTCAAAGGTATCTTCTTCAAATAACCTTTATAGTGGTCCTGCATTTTGGGGAGGCCTAGCTGTAGAGGGTGCTCGGGCAGCTGCAGAAGAATTACTTGCTTATGTAAGTAGTCATACAACAAATCCTGAATTAGCTAAAAACATTGCATCGCCACGCTTTGCAGCTGGAATTTTAGATAATATAACAAATATAATTTATACAAGTCTTCCACAAGAGCTTGTTCAAACTGGTTATGCTGTAGTAGCTGGAGTACCGTGCCCGGTCTTCAATTTTCCACACATTCATGCACAGTTTGATCAACAGCACTATCATGAAACAAGAATACCTGATATAGACTGTACAGCAGATACTGCTCAAGAACTAAGAGCGAGACAATCAGGGGTCGAGGGCCCGGCACCTGTTCATAAAAAATCTACCTCTATAGTGGATGTTTTAAAGGTATTCTTTGCTCCAATAGGTTACATTTTTATAGCTCCTTGGATCGCCTTATCTCGTAATATACAAAAGAAATTTGTTGCTTAGTTTAAACTAAAATAGTAATTTACTAATTTTTGTGCTACTTTTATCGGGTTAGCTTGTATTTCTTGTACCGTAAGAGTTTTAACCGCTTCGGAAAATATAATATTCTTTTTAGCTATATCTATATCCACTATTTCGTTTTCGTTGTATGTACTCTCAAAGCCCGGTTCTTGATAAGCACTTATTTTTGATAAGACTGTTTTGTTGTAATTTTCTGTAAAACTAGATAGCTGTTGTTGAGCTGTCAACATATTAAAATCATTAGGAACTTCTAATTCTTGAAATGTTTTAAATTTATAATCTTTTTCAAATATCTGATATTTAGCCTGCTCGTAAGGATGGACCGGCATTGCAGATAAATCATTTAAAGCTGTTAATAATTCATCAGGAGATATATTAAGGCGTTCTGCCAGGGAGGCTGACAGGTGCTGCAGTAAAGTAAAATTCATACTACTAATTTATACTAAAAACCTCAGATAAACAACTCTCCTAAGAATCCTTCCCACTTTTCATGATGTGCTGCGATGTCTGGTTGTTTATTACCTTTATAGATAGACTTTGAGGTCTCCCTGTAAAACCGGGGAGAGGGTGCTCCGTGACGCAAGAATCTATGTTCTAACGCTGTATAAAAGAAGGATAATGATATAAGAGTCTTACTAGCAAGGGTTAACATATCATCTCTATGAAGATAGGGTAAGGGATTAGGTTCATTAATCATCTGACAAACAGTTATAGCTACCCTGTGACACTCATCCTCTGAGGAAGCAAACCTAGCAGTTAAGCAAACTAAACATACTACATCAATAGGGTTGGAGGCTAAAAATTTATCAGACTTTAAAGTAATCTGTTCACCAATGGCTTGACGTAATGCTGAATGAAGCGAGTTATCAGTTTTGTAAAAGTCTCTTACTCTCTTACAATCCTCGGGGTCGTAAAGCTCGTCAATAAGAGCGTTCACATATATACTTATTTGTGCCCGTGATTGTTTTGTGGTATATTTACTGCTCTTATTTCTTTAAATTTATGAGTAATATATTTACAGAGTGCTGAACGAACAATATCATCTTCAGTTAACTCAGCACAAATAATACCCTGTTCAATAGCTTCATCGGTATTAAACGCATCATATACTTTTGTAAAACCAGACTTACCATGAGGTAGATCTGATTGATCGGGATCTCCACATACAATAACCTTAGCAAACTCTCCCATTCTTGTCATGAGAGTGTTGAGCTCCGCTATGGTCAAGTTTTGAGCTTCATCGCAGCATACAAATTTTGCAGCAAAATGCAAACCTCTTGCATAATTGATAGGGCAGATAACAAAGCGATTATCTTTTTCCAGTTTATCAATTTGAGTCTTTGATAACAACTCTTCAAATTTATGATTAAAGGGAGCTAAATAAACCCCAAATTTGTCAGTGATATCTCCAGGAAGATAACCAAGCTTTGAGTCTGCAGATTCTACAGCTGAACGAATTAAGACAATATCAGATACTTTCCGCATCTGTAATAGTCTTAACCCTAGATACATAGAGAGAATAGTTTTAGAAGTGCCTGCAACACCTTTTAAGAATAACACCTTGCACCTCTTATCGAGAAACAACTCAATGAGTGCTTTTTGTTTTTCTGTCCAGGGAAGTTCCCGGATATTGAGATCATGACTTATCTTTTCCCTTTGGAACACATACGGAGACGTGTCTAAGGCCGGCGCGGCTTTGCTCTCAGATTTAGTTACTACTTTACGAGAGCGGGTACTTTTGCTCATGCTATTAATATTTATTCTAAAAGTTTATTAATATGAGAGGTATTCCACCGCCGCTTATATACTTCCCAACCATTATTTAGATATTCATTTATTTTTTCTTTTTTAATGAATTTTTTAATATTTGTTTTTAAATTCAACATTATAATACTATTCTTTTTAGCTTCTGAATTTTTTTTACGGTGTTCAACAGATTGTATTTTAACTTTACCGGAGTTAGACATTCTTTGCAATGCTATTGAACTAAAACCTAATGCCCAACCGTTCTGTAAATATATACATAATTCCTTAAGTGTTACTTTTTTAATTTTATTTGTAATAGTATTATGTATTATTTTTAAGCCTTTTGTAGAACGATGTAAACCTGCTGCACGAACATGATCAAAGCCACCTGACCCTCCTTCTTTTATATTATAACAATTACTGCTCCTTACTAATTTTTCAGTTACTAACTCTTTTTCTTTTTTAAAAGCATCGGTCTTATTTGTATATACGTATAGTATTTCTTTATAGAAGTTTTCTTTTCCGTGTTTTTGAATAGCGGCTTTTATTTTGTGACCGGAACCATAATAGTTATCATTTATATCTTTTGTTTTATGTACCCCGATATAAAACTTATTGTTGATTTTATTAATAATTTTGTATAATATATATAAATGATGCATGTAATATTATTTATCGAGTCAAACAATAGAAAGAGAGGGTAAAGCCATAGGAATGTTCGATCAACTCACAGTAAAAAAGAAACTACCTCTAACTAAGGAGCTTAAGGCTTTGGACGTTAAATGGGATGAAGAGGTGTTTCAAACCAAGGACTTAGATAACTACTTAGATAATTATGAGATTACTAAATCCGGTAAACTCAAACATCTTTGGCAAAAAAGAGAATGGAAAGAGGATGACAGTTCTTTTCTTAAAGGTTACCTTGGTGTAGTAGAAGAGGAATGGAGAGAGGTAGACTTCCACGGCACTATTAACTTCTATACCGGGTATTGCACCAATATTACAAAACATCAGGACTTGTTTGAAGATGAAGATCAATTAACATTTGAAGACATTGAGCTTATTCCCGGAGACGATTGGTGGTTTGAATTTGAAGCCTATTTCACCAAAGGTAAGTTAGACGAAATTAAACTTATTAAAGCTGAAAAGACACCAGTTAAAGAAAGAATTTATAACAGCAAAGTTTGGGCAATGAAAAGAGCAGAAGAGAATAAAAAGCTATCACGCAGAGTTGTTAACTTCATGAGAAAATTTAGCTGGTATAGAGTTTCAGTTCGCTATACACTTCGTTTTATAAATTGGTTAAATTCAAAGCTCACATATGCTTTGTATAGAATGTAATAAGTAAAACAGATCTTTGAAAAATTTATGGGGGTGAAAGGATTCGACCTGGAACAGAATCTAAAAGAGCATGTAGAGGTTGGTCAGCTGGCCTCTTAAAAAGCAGACCGAAAAATTAAGAGCAGATAATACTGACTCCATCTTGGCTGAAGCCGAGTACATATTCAACAACGCTTCCGAGTTTCTCGGAGAGGTTGAAGAAGAGTATCTCTTAGCAGCCTAAGGTCCTTGAGCCTGGATCCTCTAAAGGTTCATTGATAACAGAGGGTGTTGAGTAGTGGATTACATCAACGTTATAAAAAGAACTCCACCGTTTGTAGATTGCGATAATGTCTACAGGCAGACTATAAACCGGTTAGTGTCACCAGGCAGCCTAAAGTCTTCGTTATCCTAAGGTAACTAGAATGCTAAAGACACTTAAACATGTAGACCTTTTAGAGTACGTTGCAAGGGACTCGGCTATCGTAGGCCGACACCTCCACCACTTCAAACAAATATATGTCACCACAAAAAGTAAACAAACTAGTAATGCAAGGCCGTCTTGTCCCCATTCTTCAAAAGACTGAGGAAGGGAAGGTTATGATTTTAGGTTATCGCCGTAAAGGTAATAGCAGAAAAAATAAACAAATGATTCAATTTGCCCAGCCTATGGAAGTACCGGAACTGTCAAGAACTCTTGCTAATCCTTCCGTGCCTATGCCTCAGACCATTACTTTACCAGAACCAGTTACTCTATAACTTAGATCTTAGCTCAAAGAGTCTGATAATCAGATCGCCTAATTTGTTATACTCTTCCCTCTTTGAAGGGTCTTTTTTAATCTCTAAACACCAAGGCTGAGGTTCAGGTTTTTCCTCTTCTTTAGGTATTTGTTCCAAAACTAAGTTTATAACCTTGTCAAAGCGCATTAACGTATTTATTCAATAAATAATATATTATATGTCGTTTCGAAATTATTATAATAGGGTAATAAATGAGAATTCAGATGAACGTCTTATAGGTCAAGGAAAATATTTTAAAACTTTTGAAATTGTAGATGAAGAAGGTGTTATAAAAAGACCTGTACAAGGTAATAAAATATCCTCTATCGAAATTAAAAAACATCAGTTTATGAAAGATAATGAAGCGTCTGGAGTCTTTGTTAGAATACTTCAAATAAAACCTGATACTATTCGGGCTGAAAAAGCTAATACAAAAACCGGAAATGCTATTTGTTGGATTTTTACAGAAGATTATTTAGATATAACTGGTAATGAAGAAGGAATTGAAGATGATGATATGAAATCAGATTTTATTATGAATGAAGTATTGAGCCCAAAGAGCTCTATAGATTGGGAATGGGTAGAAAGAACTGCAAAAGATATAGATCCAAATGATAATTATGTTAAAGCTTGTAATTACCTTGTTGACTATCATAAAAGATTAAAAAGTGTTAAGGGCTGGCCAGTATCTACTTTTGATATTCATGCCGAAAATGTGGGTATTGTTAATAGAGGTGGTTCTAAAAAACTTGTAATTATAGATTTTTAATAAATAATATATCTATATGTCTGATTACTTTCTCAATAAGATTTACGAATCAATACTTCAAAATAAAAACTTTAAAGATAAAAACTTTAAAACTTTAGCAGAATCCTATAACGCAGTTTACGAGCAAGAGACTGAGCAACAAATTACACCTGTAAATGAAGCAAAAAAAACTTTAACCACCTTTGACATACCTGGTTTTATTAATAACATTTTAACAAAAGCTTTAGAAGAAGGACGTATAAAACAAATTAAACCAGTAGGAAATTACAGTTTAGAAAATTTAAAAATACTTCCGGAAGATATGCCAGCATATACAGAATTATTTGCTAAAGCTCCCCCTACTGCAACAGGGGTAGACAACTCAAAAAATTCAGGTAACGGGGAACTTGCTTTATTTTGGTTATTAAATAATGGAAAAAACACTGTACAGGATACAAGAGGTGGTAGTAAACCTGATTTAACGGTTAACGGTTATGGTGTTGAGGTTAAAGCAATTTCAGATAATTGGATAAATCTTGGTCGCTTTGGCTCTCAAAACGCAAATTTAAAACTACTATCTATACTTTTTGGTCTTGATATGATTTTAAATATAACTGGTGAAAAAACTAAAAGGCCTCCGTCGTTAGAAGACTTCGATAAAGATCAATTAATAAAAGCATTTGAATCTGTATCTGTATTAGATAAACTCCAAGAATTGAGAAATTTATCATTTGTACCGATAAAAAATTTGTATAGTCAGGTAGACTATTTGTTAAGAGAGTTGAACTTAATAAGTGGTAAGTTTAATGCGACTGAGGGCGCTGCTAGAATATTACTTAAAGTCTTAAAACAAAAGCTTACCATAAAACCAGGTGTAGGACCTGGTAAACCGGGTTATATAGCAAATTGTGATGTAAGTGGCAAGATAGACATTCATATCATAACACAAGAAAAAATAGATAAGTTATCAAATGATCAGGCTCTTAACAATATAAGAGCTAAAACACCCATGATTCAACTTAAATTAAAAGAATTATTTCCTTTATAGTTTACTATATGATCTCTCTAAAAGAATACATAAACGAAAAAAAATCTATCCACGACCCGGTTCGTCCTGGAATCTTGAAGCGTCAGATATCTGGAACTTTATCATGCTCTAAAGTACGTGGTTTCCTTTCAAAACAAAAAGATAAAGGTAGTAATTCTGCTAAAGCAGCGAGAAGGTTCTTAAATTACAGAAAATGTAGCTATTAAATACTTTATGTGACTGGCTTCGAGTTAAATGAAGATTTAAAATACTGCTGTTTACTTTTGGGGGCAGAAACAGCAATTACAAAATTCTTTAAAAACGGTGTGCTTATAATGCCTGACCCGTTTTATGAAACTCATATAGTATTCCCTAAAGAATTTAAAACTGAACAAATATCTGTAGCTATTAAGAAGGTAAGAATGTATCTCGATCAATTTACTCAAAATAAATTTGAATGTACAGATATTGTTATGGAGAGCAAGAAGGGTATTATAAGATTAATCTATACTATCTTTACAACTGAAAAGAAGTTTACTACAAAGCGATTAAAATATATCGATTAAAGACCGCCTACAATATCTCTCCAAGCCTCTTTAGTTTCGACTCTACATTGTATTTACTCATTGGTTCATACTCATATGGGTCATTCTCTTCTAAATCTTCGGCTGGATATTCACCGAATTGTGTTATTCTTAATAAGCTATCCGCATCAACGAGCTTTTTAATTTTATTCATTTCTTTTGCTCTAAGACCACTATTTATTAGTTTAGTTATTAAGAAAAAATACTCTTGTTCAATATCTTCTATAATCATACAATATGTTTTTGGTATATTATTATCTTGTAAGTATTTGTATATAGCTTTAACATTCTTTTCATTAAAACCAATATGATAATAATAATACTTCACCAACGTATCATGTGTTAACACATTTGCTTGGTCTCGTTCACATATTAAA